AATACTAAGATAGGTTAATCAGTTTCTGTAAGCATATTAAACTGAACTATACCCACACTACAACACAAAACTATATATGAAAAAATCATTTATGTAGTGTGAGCATAAGTTCAATTAGATTTTAGGTTAGAGTTCAAACGACTCAGCCTCCATTTCCACCTCTTCTTCTTCTACCTCTTCAACAGTTTCATCACCGTTGAATTCTTCAGGTGTAATGTGCTTATCAATTTTAGCACTTGGTTTAGCTTCTACTGTACCATTTGCTTCTTTGATTGCTTGAGTGTTGTCATGAGCAATTAATACATCTTCTGCACTTGAGTCAAGTACATAGAATGTTTTCCTATAAATAGGTTGACCATCTACACAGCAAATGATTCCATCTTTACCAGCTCTTTTGATATTACGATCTGGATCATTTGTGTTAAACGGTTCTAATTGTTCTTTTACTACAATCTTACCTGGTAATGTAGACTTAGCGTTATAATCTAACGATTGTAAGTCTTCCATAGTACCTTGAAGGATTGTACTTAGTTCGGATCTCTTGACCCATCCATTGTTACCTACAGTAACTCTGTCTTGTTCTAATGTAATGTATCCATACTCTGGATTCTTACCTTGTTGAATTACATTACCTAAGTCATCTGTTCTGACTTTTACTTTTGAAATTTGCGTTTTACTTTGCATAATTAATAATTGAATAAATATTTAGTTGTTAAAAAAGATTTTATGATATTCCGGGTGATACTCTTCATAAACAGAATGTATAAGTAATAATAATAAGTATAAGAGTAATGAGAGTAATAAGGAATATATGATAGTAACGTTAGTATTAACTGCAGTTAGCTATATTATTTAATAGGGAGTAGTGAGTTTTATAGTAGTGGTATATATAATGATATGTGGGTTATTCTGATTCACACACTCTGTAACACACACATTATCAATTGTTTACACCAATAAATTAAAGTTTTTTATAAGTAATTGTGTGTACAAGCAATAGCTGGGGAGCAGTAAAGAAAAAAGCTGCGGAGCAGTGTAGAAACATATAATATTCTACATATTTTACTCATTCTGCTGTTAAATAAGCAATAAATAAAAAAAACTCTATTTTGTAAATAGCTGATAATCAGACACTGAGTCTCATTTTTATATAAGGGGAAAACACTTTCTTCTATATAGGAAATAAATCATTCTGCTATATAGTAAGTATAAACATATTAGGAATAAACAGGAGAGCTTTTACACTCTCCCATTTAGTATTGTTATGTAGTACGAACCCACTTAAGTGATGTAGGCTCATTAGTACGTTGGTCAATGATGAATTCCTCAGAGAAGGTCATACCTTCCACCTCAGTGTTTTTAACCAATGAAGAGAAGAATTGAATTTCCTCATGGTTTTCATCATGTACCACATCTTTAGATTCAGCATCACGTACATAGAATACACCATAAGTTAATGGTCCATCAGTACTGGCAGACTTAACACCAATAGTACGTTCAGTTACTTCACCCGTTTCAGGGTTAGTGATTTTGATTGTCTTGGTTGATTCAGTTACAACACTTGGACGATCTGTGAATACAAAGCTAATTTTACCATTAGCAGAAACATTTTTTTTGTTAAAGAATAAACTTTTCATTTTGATTTATATAGTTAATTTAATTTTGTAGCAGTGCTTGTGGAGACTGCATGTATCCCTCAAAAAATAGCTTGGGAGCAGTAGTGTACAACCAAGCTGTAGAGTAGTGTAGAAATACTTACATTTCTCACACACAAAAACATTGCCTTGTTATTTGACATTTTGTTTTTGTTTTTACCTAACCATAGGGGGTATAGGTGTCTCAAAAAATTGTTGGGGATTAGTTTTGTAATACCCAACGCCAATGCAATACATGGATAATTACCAATACCATTATGTGAGTGTTTATTTGCATGGGCTAGGTGTACCACGGGGGATATTGTTTTTCGATATGTATGTAGGGGACATAGTTCTTGACAAGAAGAAAAAAAAATTGTATATTATTGTAGTAGGGAATATGAATTTTGAAGATAACAACGGAATGCCTATCCCTCCTATTGGAGGATCAAATGAAGAGTTTATAGATATGCAGGAAGCTGAAGATCTCATACTTGATAATGCTTTATATAATTCGTACTTGGTGTTAACCAAGAAATATACGTTTGAGGAGATAATGGATGGGAAAGGAAGTGAGTTTGGTGATAAGGATTATAATGTAAGTTTCTTTGCGCATGATCCAGAATCAGAAATAGAAGATGAGATTGTAGAGATTATGTTACAGCATTATGAGGATAAAGAAGATTAGGAAAAATGTGTTGAAATAAAAGAATACATAAAGAAATGAAAAAAGAAAAAATAATCAAAGAGATCGTAAAACTAAAACTAGAGGGGAAGGATAGAATTGAAATTCAAAAACTACAACAAAAGTTAAATGATGAAGACAAGGGTAAAGGCTCCGAATAATCATTACTGGGTTAAGCTTGGAGAGAATAGTTATAAGCTGGTCGAACATAATAGTGTTTATAAAGCTAAGAAAGGAATTAGTCAATACGCATTGTTTGACACAGAGAAAAAATAATATGGCGTTAAAAAAGACAACAAAGAAAAAAAGTACGGTGAATGCATCAGGTAATTATACAAAACCTGGTATGCGTAAAAGATTATTTAATTCTATCAAGGCTGGTGGAAAAGGTGGAGCACCTGGACAGTGGTCTGCACGTAAAGCTCAAATGTTAGCTAAACGTTATAAAGCTGCTGGTGGAGGATATAAAAGTAAAAAGAAATAGTAATGAAAGCTAAAAAAACTAAAGCAGCAAAGCCAATGGCTAAAAGTGTCTATAAAAAAGGCGGATCTACAAAAACTAAAAGACAAAAGAGTTTAGATAGATGGACCAAACAAAAATGGAGAACTGCTTCTGGTAAAAAGTCTTCTGAAACTGGTGAGGTGTATGCACCTTCTAGAACTATAGCTAAATTAAAAAGTACTACAGCAGGCAGAAAGAAATTAGCAGCCGCTAATAAAAAGAAAAGAGCTGCAACTAAAAAAGGTAAACAGCATGCTAAACATGGTTTACATAAAGGAAAAAAAAGATAAATTATTATGGGAGCCAGAGAAAAATATAGAAAACAAAGAAAGTTTTATTTAGATGGATACGCACAATATCCAGAATCATTTACTTGGCATTATGAAATGCTTCAAGCAATTAAGAATCCATCTATTGCATCACAAACAATTAAGTTTGATAGCGCAAGTGTAGATGCATTTGGAAGATTACGTACTAGTGAACCATTTACAATATTTGATTCAAACTCAAAATATGCTTTAAATGAATCTCAGTGGGTCAACTCTACTGATGGATCTGGTAGTATTAGTTTTGATTCTATTACAGGATCTGAAACTTTAAGTGTTACTGGATTTGGAAAAGTAATGAGCCGTACAAATAAGTACATTGCTTATCAACCTGGTAAATCTCTTTTAATTATGACTAGTTTTAACTTTGGTCAAACAGCAGCTGGTATAAAACAACAAGTAGGTTATTTTGATTTAACTGATGGGATATATGTACAATTATCTGGAGATCAGTTGAGTTTTGTTAAAAGACAAAAAACAGGTGCTTCATCATCACAAGAGTTTGTAGTAGATCAACAAGATTGGAATGTTGATAAACTAGATGGGACAGGACCATCAGGTTTTACATTTGATTCAACAAAAGTTCAAATATTTTTTACTGATATTGAATGGTTAGGTTCTGGTACTGTTAGAATGGGTTTTGTAATTAATGGTAACTTTATTCTATGTCATACATTTGAGCATGCAAATGTTACTGTTGGTACATACATGTCTACAGGAACATTACCTATTACATATTATATTGAGTCAACTAGTGGTGCTAGTTCAGATATGAAAAAGATATGTTCAACAGCAATATCTGAAGGAGGATATGAATTACTTGATTCTAAATTTAGTATACATACTCCAATAAGTACACCTGTAACTTTTAGTGTAGCAGATACATTTTATCCTATATTATCCGCTAGAGTAAAAGCTTCTAATTTAGGAGCAGTTGCAGTTTTAACTAATATATCTTTAACAGGTTTAGGTAGCGGTAAATATTATAGTTGGAGATTAACATTAGGAGAATCAAATGTAACAGGTGGTACATGGAGCGGATCAGGGATTGTTGAGTATAATACTACTGCAACATCTGTTAGTGGTACATCTAAAATTATGGCATCTGGATTTGTTACATCATCAAATCAAGGATCTCCAGTTATTAATTTAAATAAAGATAGTTTATTCGGATTACAATTTTTAGTAAATAATTCTCCAGAATTTGCTACAGAATCAACTTTAGAAGTAGCTGTAAATAGTGTAGGTGGTGCTGAAGGTATTTATGGTGCTATGGATTGGACAGAAGTTGTTGATTAAATATTATGGCAAAGAAAAAAGATAGTAGATTAGCAAGAGCAGGTGTATCAGGATTTAATAAACCTAAACGTACACCCGGACATCCTAAGAAGTCTCACATTGTTGTAGCTAAGGAGGGTGATAAGATTAAAACTATTCGTTTTGGTGAACAAGGCGCTAGTACAGCTGGTAAACCTAAAGCAGGTGAGTCAGCTAAAATGAAAAAGAAACGAGCATCATTTAAAGCTAGACATGCTAAAAATATAAAAAAAGGCAAAATGTCTGCGGCTTATTGGGCAAATAAAGTAAAGTGGTAAAACTATGAAAAATAAAAAAGTACATCCGTTAAAATATTACAATGACCAAAGAGATCTTAAGAAAGCTCAAATGGGAAAAGCAGTAAAAGATTTTTTTAAAGATTTGAAAAGTGATAACAAATCTAAAAAACCTAGATCAAGAAACGTACCAGATACAAGTAGACCTCAAGCACTAAAAAGAAATAAGTGTACTTCAGGAAGTAAAAGAGGGTGTAGAGGAGGTTTAAGAAGTTATCAATTTTAAATTAAACTTTTTTTATTTAAATATTTTTTGTATAGATTTGTAAACAACAAGTTTATATAAAAATATTATGAGTAAAAAATTAGATGAAAAAAATTCAAATCTTTCTCCGGAAGAATTAAAGAAACGTAGAGAAGAGATTACAAAATTTTACAAAGATAATTTACCACATCTTAAAATTCCGGCAGAGTATGAAGAGCTTTTAGCTAGTATTGAAAAATCTAGAGCTGAACGATTACAAGCACAAACATTTATGGCACAGG